CTAGGCATTTACTACCTCAATATATTCACTAATAATAGCATCGTTATCCATTTCATCTTGTGTTCTTATTTTTTTCTGCCACTCTTTATCTTCGTGAGTTCTCTCTACTAAACCAAAGTCGCTCACTTTATATGTGCTACGTATAATTTCTCTTAAATATTCAGTAATTTCTTTCTTCATAGTTTCATCAGTACCATTGAAGTCGTCGATATTAAATACCATATCATTATAAACATTATTATGTTTATTGTTTGTATATACTTCTCTTATAACTGGACCATATTGCCATGCCTCAAATTTACCTTCAAATAAATATTTTGGTAAGTTAAACTTATCGTCAGTTGTAAATTCAAATTCTTTACTGTTACTCATATTACCATATGAAGCGCCATAATATGCATATAGGAAATACAAAGTTTTTTGTAATCTAAGTGGTGAAATATCTTGTATTTCTTCTTTCATTAATCCAATAATATTGTCAATTGTAGTTAAATAATTATTAGTCATAACATTTCCCCTCCTTAATAACATACCTTATTTACTAAGATATACTACCAAATGCAACCAATAGTTACCTAAAGTTACATCCATCTTTAATATATTATACCATTTTGGACAAAAAGTGAATAGAATTTGTGTTGATTTTTTTCGCATAAATCAATTTAGATTCTCTTATCTACACTAAAACCCCATCACTATTGTGACAGGGCAAAGTAATGGAAGTTTTATTAGTAACTCAAGCACTATCAAAGTGCTTATATATAGTAATACTACATTTTTCTAATTTAATCAAATAAATACATTCCATAATAGTAAGGTGTTATCATGATATATTTAAATCGGTTATTTCTTTTCTATACTTAAATCTTCTAATTTGACTAAACATTCTTTTAAACGTTCAATTTCTTTGAAAGTATTTGGTTCTTCCCTAATCTTCTTAGAGATATCTTTAATTTCAAAAGCAACTTGCTCTAATGTAACATTTATTGGGCTAATTAATTTTTTACCTTCCAGCTTAACCGACTCCTTATATTTGTTACTTTTTTTACTTTAACACCCGTTCACAATCTTTTCAATTTTATTTGACTATTTTTTCTATTCTAATGATTATCTCTTTAAGCATCTCATATTCACTACGTAAGTCCATATTTTTTTCTTCACTTTTTTTATCCAACTGAATAGAAAGATACAATAAATCATCACTAATGTCTTTACAGTTGTGTTTTAGGTTGTTTTTAACTACCATAAATTACCTCTATCCTTTTTGAGTTCTAGTAATTATTTAAATATTTAAATAATTTAAAGTAAATATATAATATACTATAATTTGAATTCTTTCCATACTTATTTTCAAATTTTTTACTTTTTTGTAAAAACATAATATATACAAAAAAACACCCCACTAATGTGAGGTGTAAAGACAATTCGTCGAGGACATCATAATTGCAGGGGCAATATACGAGTCTATATAAATTATAACATTAATTACATTACCATTAAAAGTACTACCAATGTGCACAAAAAATAACCCTAGCCTATTCCAGTAAGCTAGGGTTTCATAATATAGTATCTACTTGGTAATCAAGTATTTGCAGTATATATATTATACTACATTATGTGACGGGTTTCTACCTATAATTAAGAGAAAGTACCCCATGCTGCACCCACTCTATTTCCTTTGCCATCAGATTTACCAATTGGCATGTAAACAGTCTTACCACTATGGACTTCCCAACTAATCCAAATGTAGCCTTCGTAGTCTTGAACTTCATCATAATTAACAGATTGGTTTAGTTCCAACGCACCAGCTACTGGATTGTGTATACTTGGTCCAGTATATCTAGTAACAATACCTTGTGTCGCTTTACATGTGAATGTACCTTTTTCTGCTTTGTACAAGATGCCCCATTTATTCTTTTTATAGCCGTTAACTTTAGCAGCACCTTTTTTCTTCGCTGGTTTAGCTTTTTGTTTTTCAGTTGGAATTGTTGTTTTATTTGGCACATCATTGCTTGCTGGACTACCAGCTTTTAATGACGGATCATTGTAATACTTTTCGATCTCTTTAATGAAGTAATCTTTCAATTCGTTCACAACTGATAATGGTGCTGCACCTTTTTTGACTGGGTCCCAACCTGTATGAATTGTCATTGAACGATGTGGGCAGGCAGTTGGTACGAACTCACAATGTAGTCGAACTGTTGAGCGATTGACTGGTAAGCCATAATACAGCATATCAGCTGCAGCTTTTTTAAATGTCGCTTGTTCATTAGCCATAAAATCTTTATTGCTAGCATTCATTGACTCGTCAACTTCATAACCGATATAGCCATTGTTACCGTCTTGATTAGCAGTATGCCACGCTACGCTATACGTATCAATAGCACGCCATACTGTGTGACGGTCAATGTAATAGTGAGCTATGCCAGCTTCATAACGTGCTATGGAAGCGTTACGTAAGTTATTGTAATCTTGTTTAGCTGATGAGTTACCAGCGGTGTTATGAATAACGACACCTTTAACGCCACCACTACGCTTAGCCATATTGTAATTAATCGTGTGATTGATTGTTTCGATTTTAGTAGACTTCTTGCTAGCACCTTTTTCAGCATCTTCATATGGTGGTCTGATAACACCTAAGAAATTAGTGTATTCATGGTCTTCAACAAACGCTGCTGGACTACCTTTAGTTAAACTTTCGTTATACCAGTTTTGGTCAATACTATTAAAGTATATCCCGTTTGCCTCTGTAACAATACCTGTATGACCATACTCACCACCAAACACAAATATATCTCCCGGTTGTGGTATTTGGTTTTTACCTTTGATTACTTGGAAACCTTTAGGGAATTTAAAATTGATGAAGTCTTTAGCGTTGCCTGTTGGATGCACGCCCCAATGTTCTTTAGTAAATGCGATGACAAAATCTGCACATTGTGAGCCATATTTCTTATCCATATCTAATCGTTTACCAATATTCTTAACTGCCCATTTTACGCCTTCTTGTTTTTTCACTTGTAAATCACTCCTTATATAAAATTAAAAAGCCGACTGATTAGCCGACTTATTTCATGCCTTTTTGTTTCAACATTTCTTCTTGTTTCTTAGCTTTATCAGTTACGATAAACGTATTCTTGTACACGCCATAGAACGTTAACGCTATTGGTATGCCTGTATTAAGCACGTTTACCCACGCATCAACCTTTTGTGGATTAATCCATTCAGCGCTTATTCCAGATGCATTTAACGCTAGATATAAAGCACCTAGAAAGCCACCAACTAATGCGATGAATTGTTTAGTTTTATCTTTATTCATTGTTATCCTCCTTAAAATAGTTGCGCAAGCCACGAAGCACCACCTATGATTGTTCCTAGTGTGGTAATGATGGCTATAATAATTTGCGTATTTCCTTTTTTGCGTTCACTTACTGAATGTTCGATTGCATCTATGCGATTTGTCGTTGTTTCTACATTAAATTCAACATCTTTTATTCTGTCGTTATAACCATCCAATTTATCATCTATACGTTCTAATATTTTATTAGTTCCTTTACTCGTTTCAGTTAGTGCGTTTGTACTATTAGATAAGCCTGTAATAATGATTTTCAAATCACTGTGTAATTGCATATGTTTACTATCTATATCTTTAATACGCCCCGTTAGTTTGCCCATATCTTCAATATGGTCTGCCTTTAATACAAATCTACTTTCGTCTGGCATATATCTCTGCACCTCCAAAGAATGCAATTACACCACAAGTAGCTGACAGTGTGGCGAACTGCATAGGTGTTAACCAATTGATCGCGTTGAATAGACTAGCACTTGTCATTAGTAAGTACATCAATGAACATGTTGCGCCACCAATTAACAAAGCCCAATGGAATAAGGCATTTCTCTTTGGCATTAACCAACACGCCCCGACTAGAAACAAACTTGATATAATCATTAAAATGCCCCACACCCATATAGGCATAACTTCATGTAATGCTTTATAAAATTCAGAATCACTTAATACTGCCTCTTGTTCAATTGTAAAGAATATCCCTCTCCATAAAGAAAATACACCTAGTCCAAATAATAAGGAGCTTGACAATATTTCGGGTAAAGTTAATTTATTCATCTTGCACCCACTTTCTATAGTTTGATTTTAAAAGACACCTACCGAAGTAAGTGCCTTGTGATTTATTCTGCTAAATCTTCCCCTGTAATCTGCTTATATTGTTCAGATGTGATTGCACCATGTTCAGCAAAAAACTTTATATCAGTGTTTGTATAACAGTTTAAGTCATAATATCTTTTAATTGTTTCATATCCTGGATAATTCATTATTCAACTCCACCTTCCATCTCAACTATTTTTTTAATAATGTTCGCGTTATCTTGTCTTAATTGTTCTATTGATAATTGCGCTTTAAATAATTCCATTTGTGTTTTCGCTAATTCTATTTCAGTTAAACTCGGCTCATATGGATTTATCGGATTAGTTTCTTCAAATTCTTCTTTACTACTTCCTATCCATTCAACACCATTAAAATAAAAAGGACTGTAAATACCTTCTGGTGGAGGCGTTTCAGTCCATTCAAAATTATATTCAGTTGTCTCGTCTATAATAATAGGCGTACCATCTTCTGCTTTATATACTAATTTATTCATTTATTCCACCTCTTTCGCTATAAAAGATATTGGATCAAGCGTGAAAGGTACGTTGAAACTTCCTTGTCTAACCGTGCTAACTTTTCCAGTATGATTAATGTATACAAGTGCTTCAAAACCATCTAAAGATGTACGTTGTGGCACTAGATATCCTCTGTTCCAAGTTGTAGTAATTTTCAAATTACTAGGCAAAGCAGTAAACTCGCCTGTCACAGTAGTAAAAACCCAACCATTTAATTGACAAAAATAATATCCGTCTCCAATTGAAAAGTACGTCAAAGTTACGTTCGATTCTGAATCTACACCACCACTTGTACAAGTTGCACCATTGATTAAAGTTAAGGGAATAACTTTTACATCTTTTTGATTATCACTATATTCTACTAATTCATTCTTTAATACACTTAAACTATTATTCAATTCTTCATGTGTGGTTTTATTCTTTGTTTTTTCTTCAACAGTATTATTGAATATCGACATTTGCGTTTCAACATTTTGTTTGTAGACTTCAAAATCACTTACTTTTAACAATCCGTTATTAGTAATCAATTCTATGATTTCATTTTTTTCGTTCTCTATCGCAAGTAATACTTGATTTTCTTTCACACCTATTCTTGCTATACCATCATTTGTAGTGTTGTTTACTTTAGTTACATAATCTTCTAAGTTTGCTAACGCTTCTTCCATAGCTGTCACTCTATAGTTAACTACTTTTAAAAGTTCATCAAACTTTCGGATATAACTTAATTTAGTATCACTAGAAATTGTATTGATAACCGCATCTTTAATATCAAATTCAAATGTTCTTACAACTACTGTATCACCAGTACCTTTTTGTGAAATATAGACTTCTCCTAGCGTTTTACCAACATGTGTCAGTACATCGTTAGGTAATGTATAACTCACGATTCCATTCAATTCATCTTCGAACACTAAGTTATCAATTTTCTTCTCACCATTTGAAGTAACAATTGCGATATAGGAATCTACATTAATTTCACTTAAAGGCATAGGTGCATTATCACGTGTAATTTGAAATTCAAATTTAGCTGTACCAGTATCTTGGTTATAAAATTCTACATTCATTTTTTTGATACTTTTGTAATAAGCGTTAACATCTAATTCTGTTTTTGCTATTTTATTCATTGGCAATTTTAACCCCTCCTATATATCGTATGAAATGCCACTCAAACTAATATAATCTACACTTTGTGTTGTAAACGTTACTTCTATAGCACCAGTTACGGCGCTAATTTTAACTATCCCATATCCTCCCACATTTGAAGACGACAAGGCACATATAAATTGTTTATTAACTCTAGGTCTATATTCTGGTGGTAATGTCGCAACCTTAGCTGGTAAGGTTTTGCTAACACCTTCAACTTGTCCGTCAATTATTTTTGTACCGTCTGCTAATATTTTCATGTAAGGATTCATACTGTAGAAAGAGGTTACACCATTTGCTAGTGGCAAATCTTCTCTAGGATAACCGTATTTCATCACATAACTTTTCCATCTGTTTTCTGTATTATGCCAATAATAAAATTTTTGATAAGTATATGCTGTTGTATTACCTTGTAAATTCATTACAAAAGTATTATTATTCGCATTTTCTATTACGATTTTTCTTGTAGGCTCAAACTTACTTCCGTCTAAATCTTTAACATCAACTGCCGATGTATAAAACTCAAATCGTGGGAAATCAGTATTACTCATAAAATCGAGTATTTTTTGCATTGTATCGAGTTTAGTTCCACTCAATGGATCAAACATATCTCCGTCTGTCGAACGTGGAAAACTTCTATTTGCGTAGTTATTTGTACTCATTAACGGTGTAGTAGCAGAAGCTTTACCAAAATCAATCGCATTTTCAGAAGTTGATTTATCTTTGAATATGATAATACCTTCTTCGTTAGACGAGTTCATATGTCTACTTTGATGTATAGATAAAGTGTATATAGAACCATCTTCGCCAATTTGTACACCTTCAGATTCGATAATGTCGCTTTCCAGTCCGTTTTCTTCTAATACTTGAATAAAACCTTGCCCTGAAATTAAGCCTTCTTCTAACAAAGAACCATTATTACTAAATACTTTTAACCCTTGATATCCCAAGTAAGTTGGGTCTCCTTTTTTAGTGTAACCCCCCATATTGAAATACACCTTACCATTCCCAATAGCAAATCCTTGTCTCTTAGGTAATTTACTCGCATAGTCTGTATTGAAAAAACCACCATCTGTAATATCAAATGCTACAGTACCAATGCGTTCAAAGTTATCATTATATAATTCTAAAACTGTTTTAGTTACTTTTGTACCTGTTGATGCAGTTGGTGTCGTAACATACCAAATACCACTATTGTAATTAAACTGCCATTCAACATTTACATCATGTTCACTTAATGGCGTAAGTTGTGCCATTCTCTCTGGCGTTTTATCTATATTGAAACGTCCTAGCACATGGTTTCTTGTCTTAACATATAAATAACGAACACCGTTTTCATATTTAACGACTGTTCCCTCTCCACCAGCATTACCAGCAGCGAACACTGTTTTATATTCCAATGTATCCATATCCCAAACAACAATCCAACGTCTATTATCAACGATCACTGGTCCACCCGAATAGTTTACAAATATTTCTCTACGTTGTTCATCTAGTGCGAATGATTGGGGGTAAATATACACATTGCCAGTTAATACAACAATGTCCTCATAGTCTGGAAATTTAAGAGGTAACTTTTTCCATATTTCTTTTTTATATAGTGCGTTTGTTGGCGCTTTAGATGTTTGTAATACTTCTGTCTTGCGTTTATTTTCTTCTACAATACTATCCAAATACAACAAATCGTTTTTTAGTCTTTCAGATACCGTTAAAAATGTTGGTTTATCTTCAAATACAGAAACTCTAGCATCTCTATATTCTTGTTGTCCTTCATGTAATTCTCCTAATACGAGATTAGCAGTTTGTTTTCCTCTGTACTCTAACTCATCATTAACAGTCCAACGACCGAAGTCAATTTGTTTTGCATGATGTGCGTGCTTGTCTGATGTTTTATGTTTATTGAAAGTATCATTACTTAAATTATGAATTCGTTGAATTGCTTCAAAGTTACTCATTAATTGCCTTCTAAATTCTTGACCTAAAATAATACTCAACGTTCTGATTAAGTTCATTTCCACTATTTTTCCACCTCTTTTGATTTAATAAAGTAACGATAATTGGTTACTTATTATTCTTGCTATATGAATGTATCCTTTATCATTTGGGTGTTTTCCATCTATTAAGAAATTATCGGAATTATATCTATTGATACCTGACAAATCGTGTAAATTAATAGATGGCACATGATTAAGTTTCGTTACCCCTGTTATTGCATTTACATACTCTTTGAAATATACACCAGCAGTGTTAGGGTTATCATCACTGTTCTCACCGTCCACTGTATAAATACGTGATCTAAACATGGGTGCGATAAAAATGATTCTTGTGTTAGGTATCGTTTCGCCAATGCCTTTAATAACTTTATTAATAGCACCTTTAAATGTTGCACCAGTCATATCAGTATCTGAGCCAACGGGATTAGCAGAACCGAAGTCATTACCACCAAAGAATACTGTGATTAAATCAACTTTATCCCAATCTACTTCATTCAACCTTTTGGCTTGTGGTCTGTAATCACGCCCACCACTTGCGAAGTAACCTTCTGCTGATTGCACAAGTTCTGAAAAATCTTTTTTTCTAATGAACTCAACCATCTTTTGCATACTTTGATTGTTCATATATTCGTTTCCAGTGTGTTGAGCCATTCTACAACCGTAAAAACCTGCTTTAACTACATTAGCACCTAATCTTTGAGAGACTAATTCCGGGTAATTACCTAATTCAGTATTACTATCTCCAAACATCACAATATTTTTACTTTTAAGAGGGCTAACAAGTGTTTGATTGTTTTTAATTTCATCTATCAATTCTTCTAATCCAATAACTGCTTCTGTATGAGTTTTCGGAAAATACATTTCACCATCTAAATCTCTTAAATATCTATGATTTATTTCAGTCATTTAATAATGTCACCCCCACAATATCAGAATATAAATCAGGCATAGAAATAGCCGAGCCTCCAAGAGTACCCGACTTGATTTGTTTATCTAAGTTTTTAGTTCTTCTATTTATTTCTTGTTGTATCTTGATAATGTCTGTTTTTTTATTACTGAAATCTACTTCAACTGGTAAATTTAGTAACGGATGTGATTCAGTTATCTTAATGACTTTCAACATCGTGTCAAAACCTAATCCAGTATGTTTAAAATAAACCATATCACGTTCGCCAATTGGTTCAGTATCTAAATAATTTGTAGATAATTCAACTACTGGCTCATCATTCAATTCTTGTTTTAATCGTTTTTCTAGTTCTGTTTTATCTAAAATATTGTCATCATACAATGTTGGTGCAATTTTAGGATTATTCTTATCGTGGTAAGGCGAATAATATTCTGCAGTCACATGGTATAAATCAGTACCTTTTAACACTGCAGTTAAGTTTAGCGTTGTTGACTTTTCAGTTCCTACATACATAACTGGTGCAGTTTTATATTCCTTAACATCAGGATCTGGACCAATAAATACTGCTTTAAATGTGTGATAACCTTTACTTAAATTTCTACCAATTACAATAGATTCAGAACGTGCAGTATGACTGTAACAACTATATCGACCAATCAATTGATTATCGATATACACATCAAGCAAACCCCCACGTGATAACTTTTTAAGTGACCATGTAAGTGTTTCGTTGCCCCATTTACATTCGAATTGTTTCTCGTAACTTGCACCGACTACTTGTGTGCGCCATGTGCCTTCTTTGAAAAATGTACCATTGTAAGTTAAATCGGGTGGTTTAATTGGATTATAATTTTTAGTTTCGGTTTTCGTTTTCTTCTTGCCATAACCTTTAATATACGTTTTCTGTTCTTGCGTATTGACTGATACACTCGCTTCATCAACGTTATATCCACCTATTAATTCTACTTCTGACATGCGATAATAACTTTCCTCATCATAGATATAGATTGTTTTGTTATCAGCATGAAAGATATAACCAAACAATTCAGCACCCTCAACTAAAAACTCAATACCGTTTTTATCTCCAACTTCATCAATTGCGATACGTTGTTCAAACTTATCGACAATCTTGTATGAGTAACCCAACTTATTATCTTTAAAACCAAAGTCTAAATATTGTTCTAATGTCCATGTAGGTGTTGGTAGTTCTTCGTCACTGTTCATTTCTTCTGATTCTAAATCTTTGTCGATATAGTGATTCTGAAACTCAAACATAATGTGATGAGCCACAATGTCATTTGTTAAAGTAACATTATTACTTTTTGGATCAATCGTTTTAATAACAAACTGTTGACCACGAAATAATAAAATAGATTCATTTTGTATTAAGTCATATATGTCTGGTGCAAAACTTGTTTTAAATGCAGTCAATGAAATAGAACGACTGCTATTCTTTTCAACTTCATATTTAAATGAACCTAAATCATAATCAATCAACAACTCGGAAAATGTATTAGCACTGTTGGTAATAATTATATTATCCATTTAAACACCTACCTATAAATAAAAGGGAATATAAACTCAGCAGTTGGCTCAGTTATATCTGTTCCGATTATTTCAATATCGTTATATCCAGGTGCAAGCGATAACCATTCATGGTTGGTATCAATTCCTACACGCTTACCATCTATTGTTGGATATAAACCATTTATTATGAGTTGTTTGTTTTTAGTGATTGCTTTTTTATATTCAAACACGTCACCTGTTGTACGATTAATAAGTTTAAACCCTTTTGGTGCATTTAAATTAAGTTTAATAATTAATTTATGTCGATGTGGAAATGGTGCGATTGTATCAGACGAACCATTAAATATTTTAAAACTTGTTGTATTGTGTTTATATTGAATATCATCATTGACTAATAACCCATTACCAAATTGCCATTTATCAGAAGTTTGGCTGTATTGATTTGTTTCGTATAGTGATTCAGAGTATCCTTTGTTACACGTAAAAGTAATTGAAAAATCTCTATGTCGCAATGTTAATGGATCAGTTTCAACTTTAGGCGTTGGCGCAACAAGATATTTGATTCCTGGCATTTTACTGTGAACAACGTAATAAGGTTCTCTGCTTTGTAATTCATTTTCTAATTCAAAACAAAATAAATCCATATCTGTACTATCTACACTTGTGTATCTAAAATGTAAATTAAGTTCAAATGGTCCAAATGTTGTCGCTCCCATTAAAACGCCGTCAACACCACTAATTTCTTGTATATAGGTATTGCCATTTACTTCGTGCTTATCAAATCCTAAAAATTCAAAACCGTCTTTCTCCATGAGATTGACGGTTCTGTTATTACTGTATATTAATTTAACCCACTTTGAGTTATCGCAATACATTTACCCACCACCTATTACATATGCGTTATTGTTGTATATTGAACCTTGTTTCTGACTTACTTTCTTTGTGACTTTATCTGTATCCATATAAATGTTTGAGTCTTTATTAGCAATTCTATTTGTATCTCTATTATTGATAGATTGAAGTTGATTAGTTTTATCAATCAATGTAATTACTTCACGCAATAGTTCAGCATCTTCATTGAAGCCTAACATTTCTCCAGTTCTATCATAAAGAACTTTACTTCTTGCTCTCATAGATGGGTCGTGACTAATAACTGATTCACTAAATCCACCTTCAGCAAGCCAAGCTATTTCTGGAGAATTGATAATGCCACCTTCAGCATACCCGTGACCTTGACCGATAACGCTTAATAATCCACCTTTACCATATCTACCTTTTGAGTAATTCATACCAGCTACAAGGTTATGAAGTGGATTTAATATACTTCCCATTCCTTTGCCTTTATAGGCATTGAATGTTCCTGGTTTAACTTGTACTAATCCTGTAGCTCTACCATCGGCTAAACCATCAGTACCACCGATAGCATTAGCATTACCACCAGATTCTGTATCGATTTGTTTTAACCAAGCGTTAATGTATGCAGATGTAACTGGTAAACCTGCTAATTTTAATGCTGTTCTAACTGTACCTAACCAACTTCCACCCTTTTTGCCACCTTTACTTTTTAAGAAGGCTTCTGGGTCTTTCGTATTTCTATTCGTTAGAGCATTGGCTGCCGGTTCTTCGATTTGCGTGTGTAAGTGAGCGCCTGTTGTGTTTAAACCACTATTACCAGTTCTTGCGAATGTGTCACCTTGTTTGATACGTCCAGTTTTTAACACATCACTTAAATGCAAGTAATATTGTGCTAACTTACCATTTAAAATTTGTGCAACTGTACCTCCACCAACATCATGTTGTTTTCTGACAATACCACCAGTTGGTGCTTGTATTTTCTCATTAATATGAGGTGTATCAATACCATAGTGACGACCACCGTTAATTGATAGTGGATAACCAGCCAATGGTTTATTTGGACTATAACCATAACTGATACCATGTTTTAAGATACTAGATCCGTCAACATTTCCATATCCACCAGCTTCATCAAACCAACTCATAACTTTTTTAACTAAACCTTTTTTAAGTCCAGCAAAACCATGTTTCATAAAGCTACCATAAGCACCTTTAATTTTACTGAAATCAACACCGAATTTATCAAGTGCTATTTGTACTAATTTACCTGGATTTTCAATGTAGTCCCAAACTTCAAGCACTTTAGCAGAACCTTTGGCTGCAAGGTCTCCACCTTTTTTAGATACAGTTTTAACTGTTGCATCTGTACTAGCTTTACCAATTGCTTTTACAGTGTTCCAACCTTGACTAAATGCAGAAACTTTTTTCTTTGTTTGTTTCTTAGTACCAGAACCTGCACTAAATCTAGCTATATCGCCAAACATACTTTGAGTATCTCGACCGTTAATGACTTCCATACCTTTTTTAAGTGGCAAGACAACATTACGTCCTTTAGGCGCATACATTGAACCGTCTTTATCTCTAATTAATTCTTGATGACCGTTACGACCTTTGCCATTCCCAGGTCCTTTGTCGTTAACCATAGCAATTGTATCTTCTTGTAATTGACCTTTAGCATTAGCTTTTACATTGCCATTACTACCAGTACCAGTAGATAATTTAGGTATTTTGTCAGCTATCAACTTTTTATCCATTATTTTTTTAGATAACCAGTTCACACCATCAATCATACTATTTAATCCACTAATCGCACTGTTCGCTATTCCTTTACCTAACTTGCTGGCGATTGATTTAAAACCACTGATTGAGTCAGATAAGAACCCTTTTAATTTATCTATCCACGATTTGCCCTTGTCGTACATCGCTTTAAAGCCATTAGCGACATTATCTCTTGCGCTATTTGCTAAACTCGTTACTTTATTTTTAATATTTGTGAATATATTCTTAGCACTATTGAATAATTTTCCTAATGTTTCACGTACGCTTTTTGACATTCCTGAAAACTTACCACGTACGTTCGTCCAAATATTTTGAGCTAATGTGGTAATTCTGTTTTTCAAATTATTCCACAATTCACGCGCCCATTTGCTTAAATTCGAGAATATTTCACGCGTTGATTTTGACAATCCATTAAACTTATTACGTATGTTAGTCCAGATAGACTGACCTAGTGCAGTGATACGATTTTTCAATCCTAACCATAAATTACTACACCATTTAGATAGATTAGTAAAAATTGTACGCGTAGACTTAAGAAGTCCAGTAAATTTGGTACGTACGGCGTTCCAAGCACCTTGTGCCATTCTACCTATGAAATTCTTAATAAACGTCCAACCTCTAGTGATTACACCTCGTATTAAGTTCAATCCTAATGCCACAGTCTTTAACATCTTGCCAACGAACCATAATTGCACTAAGTTCCACGCAAGCATTACTGCACCTTTTAATATTTGAACAATACCTTGCCACACGCCACGCCAATTTCCTGTGAATAAAGCAGAAAATACTTTAATAGTACCTAGTATAATATTTAGCGCGCCTTGAATAACACCTTTAATATTGTTCCAAACTGAAACGATTAACATTCTAATAGCTGGCCAGATAAATTTCATCAAGTTCCAAATCAAAGTCATAATTGGTTTGATGATATTACTCCAAATAAATCTAAATGCAGTTCCTATTCCAGAAGCAATATTGCTAACTGCACTCATTATTTGCGTACCGTTTTGTTGCCAAAATGTAGAAAGTTGTTGTCCTATTTGCATACCAAAACTTTTAACTGCATTAACAACTTGGAAGAACACTTGCTTAATTTTACTTACTACACCCATTAATTTATGAACTTGTTCAGCAGGCATAACCCTCGATAGCATACTCATGCCACGACCGTCATTACCTTTGAATAAATTAAATACTCCCGTGACTAGGTCTTTAAGCTTTCCGAATGCCACTTTTACATTTTCAATTACGTTATTAACTACATTTCTAAATGTTTCTGATTTCTTATATGCAATTACAAATGCAGTGCCTAAAGCAACAATACCTAATGTAATCCAACCAATTGGTCCAGTCATCACTCCGAGTGCAGCACCTAGTTTAGGAAATACTTTAGTGATTCCAACTATTGCACCTTCAGCACTTTTAGAAGCAGCACTAAATTTAGCAATGAACTGTAGAAACTTACCGAATGGACCAAATATCATTGCTATCACACCAGTTAGTTTTCCGAATATGGTTAATATAGGACCAACTGCTATAAGTGTTAGCGCACTCCATTTCATAACACTGTTAATGAGTTTTTGCGTTCCAGTATCAAGACTGTTGTACCAACCAACAATCCCTTTAATACCATTAACAATTTTATCTAGTACTTGTCCTAGTGTTTCGCCCCATTTAGCAGCTGCACCTTCCATTCCATCAATAGAATTAGTTAAATCAAGCATTAAAGGTTTCATCTTGCTAAAGAAACCTCCACCTTTACCACCTGCATCTAGAAATGAAGCGCCTAATCTACCAACCGCAGACCACATATTCGCCATTGCAGCAGTAAATGATTTTTGCCCCATTTTCTTTGCTGCACCACCAATGTTGGTTTCGATAGCATTTAAGAACATTTCACTAGATATTTCACCTTTACTTGCCATATCGAACACGGCATCAGCAGTTACACCAGCTTCTTCAGCAACCCATTGATAAATAGGTATACCACGTTCCGATAGCTGTTGTAATTCTCCGTTGTAAGCTTTATTTGATGTTTGTACTTTGTTTATAATTGAACCCATTTCTCCCATGCTAGATCCAGCTATTGCAGCAGCATCTCCTGTTAGACTTAAATATCTAACAAGTTCTTTACCTGGTTTAATTCCAGCAGCAACTGCACTAGATGCAGTGGTAGCAGCTTCACCTAAACCAAATGACGTACCTTTTACCGATTCCAAAGCGTTATCCATAATTGATTGAACACCTTTGCCACTGTGTCCTAAACCATCTAGTTTAGCTTTCGCATTATCAATTTCGACCAATCTTCCGAAACCTTTACCGATTGTGATTCCAGCTAAAGCACCACCTGCGACCATAGCAGGTTTAGTAATTTTATTCGTTAAGCTACTACCCATTTCAGTTGATTTTTTTGAAATTGTATCTAGTGTATTGCCTACTTTTTCAAAACCTTGCCCTGTTTTAAATACTCGATTCATGCCTCGAGACATGTTCTTTTCCATAGAAGATGCTGCACGACTTGATGCCTTTTCTATATCTTCTAATCTGTTTGCCATTGCTGTAAATGCTGATTCCATACCGCTTGCATTGGAAGTGAATTTGGCTTGCAACTCCTTAATAGTTGCCATAAGACCCCTCCCTTCTTTTGTTTATTTATTTTTTAATTTACATATTTTGTTCAGCACGTTTTCTAGCTTCAATTTTCTTTTGAACTCTTTCGCTCCATTGATACTTCTTATTAGGTTTCGAAGATTGTTCAACTTTCTTTTTAGGTTGTATTTCTTTCATAAATTTAGTAACAGACTTCATTTGTTCTTTTGATTGAGGATTACTATTTAACATTGCGATAAAGTTCATATAGTAATCAGCTTGTTCTTTTTCAGCCTTACGTTCTTCATTTTGAAAGTGAGTCATTAAATGTGCTAGTAACTCATTGAAAGGCGTGTTTAACACTTCATCACGCCCACCGAGTTCTTTACTCAATTTGAAAATAACAACTTCTTCTAATTGAATATCAGTATTACTTACGCTTGTTCCTTCTTCGGAAACAGAGCTGCCAATACCGTTGAGAAGGAATCCTTTGACTTTTTTAAACGTTCGATAAGTTTTGGAATATCATTTACTTCAATAACAGCATCTACAATATCTAAGAATGTATAAACATTTTGTTGACCTAATACATCTACATTGATATTAGATGCTTGTGAGATAAGGTTTTGTAGTGAATCTGGTGCGTTCTCTAATACAAGTTCAAACGAACCTAATATGTCTTTATAGAATTGTGCGCCAACCTGTTTAAGAGCCTCTGATCCGTCATATTGGAACACATTCACTTTATCTTCATTATCTTTAGCGTTAGCAAGTGCTTCTTCATAAAGTCTTCTGTTTTCCTCGTTGATTTCATTACGCTTTTTAAAGTAGTTATCTAACGCATTTTTTAAATGTTCGTTCGTATTAACATCTCTAACTAATTTGTTTAATTCTTTTGCTACTCTTTTGATTTGGAATATATTCATTTCCTTAATTTCTACGTTCTCCGATACCTGTTTGTTACCTTCATATGTTTTGATTTCTACTAGTGCCATTTGTCATTTCTCCTTTGATATATAAATTAAAAAACAAATAAAAAAGAGTGAGGTATAACCCCACCCTTTATTATCCTGCTGGTACTTCTGCTGGTGTTTCTCCTAATTCATCTGGATCTTGTCCGATGTAGAAGTAGTTATTTGGTTTATTTGCATCTGCGCAATCTTTAGGGAACATTGCAAATTCCATTTCATAATTACCTTGTTCATTAGCGAATGATTTAGTCATACCACTTGAGTTAGCGATTTTGTGAATAAAGATATCTTCTGATTTATCTGAACCCATTTGACGTGGGTGAATCGTTAATGTTCTAGCGCCTGCACGTAATGATGCTCCGATTGGTGCGTCTGTTACTGATACAACTTTGCCATCTTCATCAAATGAAATTGTTCCACTTAATGTTTTGCTAATTACATCTAATGATGATTTAGCAGCAACAACTGTAACAGTACCATTCCAACCAACAACAACTTGGTCATAGTTAGTGTCACCAAAATCTGCCATGTTAATATCAGTTAGTTCTGGTTCTAATTGAACCTCTCCACCTTCTGCTTGTAATAAAGAACCATCTTCACACATTTTTCCGTCAAATCTCATTTCTGTTGGTAGTCCTTCGTCAAAAACAAAGTCTGCCATTCCGAATTCATAACTAATTTTTTCTGCTGCCATTATAATTCCTCCTTAAATTTGGGTAATAAAAAAGCACTCATTCGCAATAAGGCAAAATAAGTGCTAAAAAATTTATTGTGTAGATCATATTGTCATTGATAACGCCAACCCTAATCGGTGGCGATTCTGCATAAATGTATTGAATGAAATGTTTATCTGTTCTGATTAGCTTTCCATCTTCTTTAATTGGAACTTCCATAACCGTATTCGTTATACCATGAATGGCATTGTAGCAGTCAAAAGTACGATTAACCGTCTTATCAAAACTACTACTTCTGATTTCAACTTGATAGTTCATCAAGTGTGACTTCATATCACTTCTGTCTGGAGGATAACCTCCATCATAGTAAACAACACCGAATTCTGATTGTGCAGTATGATAATCAACTGACCACTCTAAGTCAGGAATTCTATCCTCTAATATATTTTTAATAGCGCGTTGAATCATCTAACTACCTCCTTCAAGTAAACGTTCTAATGCTCTTTCCATTGCTTTTTCGAAATGTTGGTCGGTTAAGATGACGGCATTTTGAAGATACTTACGACCAGGACGTTTACCTTCAATAATTTTCTTATCTCTAGTTTTTTTACCTCGCCCTAATTTATAGTAATTTTCGTATTTAACACCACGTTCATATTTATCGGCAACATACCTATAATTTTGTTCATTAATTTCATGAACATAGGTAGCATATTCTGTGTTTGTTCCAACGTAAACAACAAATGACCTACCTTCTAAACGTGCCATCGTAGCATGAATACTCTTTTCTAATTCCATAGAATCTTCAGGTGCTAATCCTCTAGCGTATTCTTCACATGTATTTCCAACTTTATCCATTTCTTCAAGCATAATTTTCTTAAATCGTTTATTCATTGTTTTAAACTCTTGTTGTAACTCTCGAAGTCCTTCCCATTCAATGTTGAACTTAATCCCCGACATCTACATATATCCTTTAATAAAATGTGGTTTCCCTGTAATATCTTGCCCGTATTCGAGCTTTTTAACTTGTCCTAATACTTTTGTATTCTTAGGTGTTATATGCTCAATACGGGCGTTTAAATCGATATTAGAAACGACATCAGATATAGGAATGTAAACTTGAGTAACCGAAGTGTATTCTTCACCGTTTGCATTGTAGATATTTTGAATGTTATATCTTACATGCGCTTTAGTTAATATCTTTTCTGTTACTGGTTTACCATAATCATCTTTTATCTGATTACCATTTGAATCAACCTTTGGCACGACTACGTTTACCTTATCTCTATAGATAATCATATTAATCTCCCAATATGACCTACTGATTTAGTTTGTAATTGTTGGTTGATTAGGAATAACACATATGGATCTAATAGATTGTCTGACATAGTTACACTAGCATCATTGATTTTTTGTGTTTCTACACCTTGTCTTTTCAACATAGCGTAACCGTTGGACTCGCCTTCGTGTTTGTACAACATTTGTTTAACAATCATTCGTTCAGTGATGTCTACTTTTGGATATAACGAGTGTATATCTTCATATGAATCAAAGATATTTTGTTCTAGTTCATGAGTTTCCATACCATCTAACAGAGGATTAGATGGTAGTTTCTCAATGTATTCGAGTACCTTTTCGATATTCAACATATCATCACCTACTCGCTAGGTTCTTCAATACGTTCGAAATAAGGACCTGTTCCTTTAAATTTCTTTTGCTTGTCAATGTTTGTTTCGATTTCTTGAACTCGCTTAACAGTTAATTCAACTTCTTCGCCTGGCTCGAATTGTTTTTCTTCCTTCTTGCCATAAGCTTGTTTAAGCACTTTAAATTTAGCCATTAATTTAACCTCCTTATTTAATTTAGAAGGTCAAAATTAACCTTCTGGAACTTCTTCTACGTCAGCTTGTGCGTTTGCAGTTAAAATAGAAATACCTTTTAAGTTTTGTAATACTGGCATAGCTACTTCTCCAACAATCGTTTTCTCACCAACTGGATCTTGAGAAACTACAGATACAACATAAGTACCGATTGCAAAATTATTATCAGCTGCAGGACCGATAAGTGTTTTACCTAATTGGTCTGCGTGCATAACCACTTTGTCATCTTCTAATAGTTGTTTTGTAATATCTCCTTCAATACCGTCGATAGTAACGTGCCCATCTTCGATTTCTAAAGTAGGAAGTCCTAATTCGCTAAACGCTTCTTGTAAATCAGAATCTTTAACTAAACGACGACCTGTATCTTTTCCGTAGATTTCTAACACGACATTAGAATTACGTTTAATTTTTGATAAAGTTCTAGAAGTCATGACCATATATGCAGGTGCTTTTAAATGGTTGTTTTCTTTGTAACTATCCACTTGTTTTTGTAATACTTCTAATGGATTCACATCATCACGAGAGAAGTCACCAGCTGTGATTTTAGCATTCTCATCTAAATCTAAATCGAAGCTAATCTTCACGTTATCTTTAGGACTTTCGTAATCAAAGCGACCACGATAAACCATATCGGCACGGATAAGTTCTTTAGTTTCTTCGACACCTTCTTTTAAATCTGCAACACTAATTAAAGCGTTTCTGATTAAAGCATCTACTTCACTAGAAGAACGTGGGTTTAAGTATTTGTACATTTCTTCTTCTGTGTAGTGATAAGCATGTGCAATTTTTGTTAACTTCGCCATTGCTTGCTTAATTGAACCTTTATCTCTTAATGGTGTTCCAGAATCAAAGCCAATTATAGAAGCTGCTTTAATTCCTGTCTTTTCGATAATGTCGTAAACAACATTGATATCGAATGTTTGTTCAACTGGGAATACTCTTTCTAAACGTCTTGTACGTTGTGGTTCTACATTCTCAACAAAAGATTGTAATGTAGCTTGTTGTAAATCTGAATGATCTGTAATGTTTGGCATTTATTATTCCTCCTTATATTTGCATAAAAATAGGACGCTATTACACGTCAAATGTAATACGCCCTTGCGTAGCTTTTTTGAAATTGTTAGTTACACCTGTTAATAATACTTCGAATACAGATGCTTTACGAATTGCTGGTACACTTTCGTTCATTTGAACATCTTGTACTTGTACATCACGTGATGTTAATACTGCAGCTGCCATTGTTTCTGGTGTTGAACCTTGAACTAATTCAAATAAACCAGATTCAGTATTTTTGAATACTGCTGTACCACCTTTAACTACTTGTCCTTCTGATAATTTAGAAGAATCTAAAGTGATGTTTCCAACAGTCCACTCAAGATTTTTAGCATCTCTTAAGAAACTAGGAAATTGTAAATCTTCTGATACTACTTTTGGTTTTAAATTCATTCTTTATTCCTCCTTTTGTTTTCCAAATAATTCATTTGCTAAATCTTTACCACGTTTTGAATGGTCAACCTTTTGCTTACCATTTCCACTTTGACCACCAGACTTATAATTATTGTTTGGTGGTGGCGTATCTTCTTCTGAACCACCATCATCATTTGAAGTGTTAGTTTGATTGAACAAGTAAGGCTTATCTTCACGCAATTCACTCATGACCTCATGGAAGTTTGTAAGTTCTCCTGTTTCTTCATCACGATTGAATTTTTCTCTATCAAGAAACAAGAATATATCATCTGGTTCATATGCATCTTTAGATACTTCTTTTAAGATTTGTTTATCTAAATCATTAGATGATACTTGAATTTTGTAGTCTTTGATTTCTTCTTGAAGTTTGTTGTTTTGTTCTTCAAGTGAGTCGTAATCATTAGCTTTCTTCTCAAGTGTTGTAATCTGCTTAGATAAAGTTTCTTTTTCTGATTCTAGAGATTGAACTGAGTTTTCCTTTTCTTCCAATTGCGACTTGTAATAATTCACATCTTTACCGTTCTCAGCCATTACTTTTTCTATTTGCTCATCTGATAAATCTAATGCTTTAAGTGATTCTCTATTCATATATATTCTCTCCTTACGTTTTTTAACGATGTTCGACATCGATAGGATTTGTACAATAACGCTTGTACTTGCGACCTCGTCTTTTCATGACGTACGACAGGTCAAACGGAATACCACCGTTATGAGATATTTTTGGATCACATATCCTTTCTGCCATTTTTAGCAAAAAGCTAGGCACAAAAATAACCGGCAATCTCACGACTGTCGGTTTAACTTTTCTATTTTGCTAACTCTTTTCTAGCAACTCTTAACTTCTGTTTCATCTTTACGTATCCAGTACTATTAGAACGTTTCATTCTGCGATAAGCACCTAATGATTTAGGGGCATCATCACCTAATATAGCTTTAATACTGTTATAGTTTTTCATTTCTTGTCTTGCCTTACGTTTTAATTTTTGATCACGTTCATAACTTTCTCTTTGCTTTTTAGTACGAGGGTCAAGATTAGGATTAAAGTCTTTACCTTTAGCAATGTACTTATTAATTTCACTATCTGTTTTGAAATCTGCTACAAAAGGTCTAACTGAACATTTACAATTAGGATGAACAGGAATAACATCGCGCACATCTAATTGTGGAAATCTTGTATCTTTACCAGTTAATGAGAATACTTTGTCTTGATACTTAGCACATTCACTACATGTGTTTAAATCGCCTGTAACGTATACCAAATCATTGTCAGTTGCTAAATAGTGATTAACATGTGCATGTGTTCTAGCAGCGCTTATTTTCGTTCTTACAACCGTTTCGGTATAGAAGTCTAAAGGTAACAACTTATTATCAATTGTTCTAAATGATTTCATACCACCTTTAACAAAAGAATCAGACACTCGTTGAATTATCTTTCTACGACTTTGACCGTATAAGATACCTCTTGAAATGTCTGATTGAACTTCTAATAGTGTTTGATTGATTGTTGTGACTGTTGTAAAGAATGCTTGTCTTAGTGCTGCTTGTAAGTCCATCATTGTATCACTCGTAATATTTGCTAATGCACTTTGATGTACTTGTGAGTTGAGTTCATTTGATAATGATATACCTTGCTTACTTAATTCATTAGTAGCTAACTTCAATTCGTTTTCGTATACCTTTGCTAACTCTGGTTCAACAAACTCAATGACTTCTGTCCCAAACTGATTGATTAAGTTCTCAATGTTTCTAAACATAATCTGTTTATCTTTTTCGCTTAGTAAATCAACATTCTGAATTAACTTTAATATCTCATTCTGTAAAAACTCAACGGTAGGTTTAATTTGTTCTAACTTCATTTAATCACCTACTCCAACTCTTTAAGTTCTTCTTCAACTGGATCTATCTCCTCTTCGTCTTTATTATCATTGAAGTTTAATCCTGTCATGTTACCTCTTAACAACGACGTGCTATCTTGTGATGTTCGTTCAGCTTCAATCTTTTCGACTTCTTCCATAATCCATTCCTCTGATTTATCTGGATTGTTATTTCGAACAGTTTGTTCAAGAGATTGCGTACCAGCAGCATAACTTTGATTATTCAAAGTTGATGTTTCTTTTGAAGTAACTGGCATCATATCCTTTTGAACAATGATTGGTTTCTCAATGATTACATCTGGATTTGATTGATTAAGCAACCACATACAGTTCTCAACACCTTGTTGAATGAACTCGATATATTCATCTCTCATTTGTTCAGCTTTCATGATAGATAAGAACAAGTCATAAAACTTAGCAGTACCCGATTGAGCTTGTGAACCTTCTGAAGTAAAGAAGTCTATAGCTTTTTCACTAGTTTGAGTTTCCATTAACATCATCTTAATAATATCTTTCACGTAAGAAATATCGCCAATCTTAGATATATCTATTTGATGTATTTCAAGTGAGCGACCTTCTTCATCAATTGTCGTAACTTCTAAATCTCGATGATCGAACTTATTATCAACTCCATATTTATTCATTGAAACTTGCATTAATCTTTCCATAACTTCTTTTGACACAGAAATTCTAGGTTTACCATTCCGCTCGAATATTTGTGATGAACGTGTCATTGTCCAGTTCACTTCATCTTGCTTGCCTTCTTGTCCTTTTAAAACACTTCTACCGTATCTATCCATGAAAGTCGGACTATAAGGTAGGTAAACAAATAACGTACGCTTACGACCTTTTAAGACATAATTACGTTGGTCACGTTCTAACTTTGTAATATCGTAAATGATTTCTTCATCGTCTATTTCAGTTAGGTCACCGTTATCATCTTGTTGATAAACAGTATGACTACCAATGAGTTCGTTTTCTCCTTCAATCTCTTCATGAACATGAACGTATTTATCTTCTCCACGTTCGACAATGTATCTTAGTTGATACGTTTTACCATCGTCTAATTCATAGTAGACATTGCGTTCTTTGAACGATAATTTAACTTGACCATTAACAAACTCTGGAACTGCTACAATGCCACCGTCTATTTGCCATTGTTTAATGTTCATTCCATGCCACTTAGAAAAGTTTGAGTTGATTTCTATTTGGTCTAATGTTTCTTGTTGCAGATCGAATAGTTCACTGTTGAATGTGTCGTCATTCGTTCCCTCAATGTGTTGTTCATCTGTATTGAAATCTTCGTCATCTTCTATTTCGTTTATTGGATAGTTTGTTTGCAACTTACCCATTGATCTTGTAATGAATAGAGTTGGTATATCTACAATCATTCTAGATATGTTAACAACGATATAAGGCGTTTGAACGTTCTGTGCTTTAACATCGCCATATTCAATTCTGTCGATGATTTCGCCTTGTTCAATTAAAGCCTTTGCTCTATCGAATAGCTTCGAATGAAAGCCGTCATATAAATCTCTATATAAAAACATTTCGCCATGTGTTTCAGTTATTTCTTCTTGCGTGAATGATTTTAACTCTGCCATTGTCTACCTCCTTACCACATTGTTGTTGATGAAATCATAGCCTTAGGTTTCTTCTTCATGTCTTCACTAAAGGCATATCTAGTAGCATCAATCGTATGGTTATCTTTATCTTCTAATCTAGGTTTAGGATTACCGTCTTTATCTGTTTCATAATCGATGTTCTCGAATTCCTTTGCAATGTTTGGTGTACGTTTAGGGTCAATGATTATTGCATCTAAATCATCAAGCCATTGCTCACCATACTCAACGCTGTCTGGACCTTTCTTCACACCTTTAATTCGTTTGATTCCGTGTTCGTTTTTAAGCTCGTCAATACTTTTAGGTTCAGCACTATCAGCGAATATCTCATCAGACATATATTTCTTTCGTGTTAACCATTTAGCCAACTCTCTATTGGATATCTTCTGACCATAGTATTCATCAACTGCATATATAACATTTTTCTTTTTGTCATAATGCCAACGAACAAAAGCTAATGGATCAGTAGCATAACCAAAATCGACTGCGTTACGAATGTTATCGAATGAGTTAAATAATTCATCAGGTATTGTTTCAATTTGTAAGTTATCGAATGGAACAACACCACTACCGATAGCTTCACCTAAATACTCCCAACGATATCTCATTTCACTTTTTTGTTTAGTTGCCTCTGCTTCTTCAACAAACTGTTTAGATATATGTTGGTTATCTTTGTATGTACTGTGATGTACAAAAGTATTATCAGGTTGAATAGATGATTCATACTTTTTATTAACCCATGACTGTTTTCTCTTTGGTGGGTTGTAACTATAAAAGAATTTATAAAAAAGACCATCATCTAACTCTCCACGTAATAATGAGTTTGTGATAGTCTTTACTTCATCTTCAGTTTTAAACTCTGCTAGTTCTTCTATCCACCCAATAGCGAATGGGAAATTAGCATCTTTTAATGATTTAATTCTTTCTGGGTCTTTAGCACCTCTAAAGGCGATGTAATTACCTCTAGGGAGATAAGTGATTCTCATTGGAGATTTCGTTATCTTAAATTTATCTGATATTCCTTGATGACTAATAGCCCACTTTAATTGTTCGTATATAGATAACTCGATTGTGTTATCCACTTTACGAATACAGACTGCGTTAACTGAATATCTCATAATCATTTGGATAATGATGATAGCAATATCTGTCGACTTACCACTACCACGTCCACCTTTTTCTACTATGTGCAATACATTTGGATTTTTAGCTGCTTTCCACGATTCATGAAATTCTTTAGGTAACAATTCAGATATATTTTTAACAGTTGTCATTGGATATCATCCACAAAAATAATATCTCCACTATGCTCTACTTCCTTTTTATCAGTCCACATAGCATATCGCTTACCTAGTAATTCAGCAGCTTTAGTCCTAGCAACTATATCAGCACGTTTCTCATGCCTTTCAACTTCACTCATAAAGTCGCCAGTAGGAACGACCATTAATTCTTCGTCTTGTTCCTTACCTCTCATAACTGATGTTAAATATTGTAGTATCTCATCTTGTTCTGCAATTGTTTCTTTCTTTAATTCTTCAAGTCTTGCATCAATATAAGATTTAACACTCACATTTTCCAATAATTTTACAACATTGCCTTTAGCGTAGTTATGACTATAACCAGCATTAACTGCCGACTGATAAGCGTTACCAGTTCTAATGTATTCATCTGCAAAACTCTGTTGTTTTCTAGTAAGTTTCATTTCATCTACCACCAACTCTCACGTTAATAAACTTTAATTTATTTTAATTCCTTAACTCTACTTCTATATCGTAATCTTTATCACCTTTAATAACTGGATCATAATCAATTAATACTTTGCTTACATTTGCATCGTTCTTTAATCTCTTAATCATTGCTATCAAGTGACAATCATTATTCACTTTTCTAATACCTTTTAAAGTGCCTGCTACCACTACCATTACTCTCATATGTTCAACTCCATATAAAAAACCACCTAGCATTAACTAGATGGCTATAATTTATAATTAAGTATTCGTTTATTAAGCGTTATGTTTCTATGACCGCAAGGTCAGTGTAGGGCTACGTACAAACTTAACCAGTTTGATTGATTTGAAGTTGCCGTCCTTCCCTACCCACAGTCTACAATATATTTTTACTTCTACAAAACATCGTGTCAAACGGTATCAATTGGTACAAATGGTATCATTGGGACATTTAGTTATATTTAATGATATCCTCTGCTATTTTATCGAATATCTTGTATTGTTCCCTTTTATTTTTTCCTGTAACTTCATGTATTTTCTTCAATGACTTACCGTCCATTCTCATTTCTAATACAAGTTCTTCGGTTTCATCTCCAATAAACTGTTTGGCCATTTGAACCGGTCTCATTTTTTGCCCTAACTTTTCACACATTCTATCTTTTTTAGCCCTTCTATTAATCTCATAAAGGAATGGTGTAGTATTAACATCGTTACCTTTTGGCAAACTAGATTCAATGCCATATTGTGATATGTTAGCGCCTTTTAATTCTTCTCCGTATTCATCAATATATTTCAACAATTGATTAGCATTCGAATAATAATTGTGAATCAGTTCCAGCGCTTTATCTTTTGTTTCTATCTTATAAATATTGTTAGTCGAATAAGTCATGTGTTCAATTCCTCCGATTAGTTTTAGTTTTTGATGTGGTCAACATCATGTAAATAGTCGTAAATTACGCCATTACCACTCCTCACTAATTCGGCATGTTCTTCAAACCATTCAATTGGAATACTCTTACGGTCGTTATGCTTCTTAAAATCATTGAATTGGTCAATATCTAATTTGTAGCATGTGTCATTAAATCTAAACAATACGAGTAAGAATGCTTTAGCACCCATTTTCTTAGTATCGGTCAAATACTTAACTTGATGATCACTCACATTTTTCAAAGGCAAATTCTTTATCTTCACTTCTTTGGTGTCAAAGGCTATGTACCTACCTTTGTTATCGCAGCCAACGAAATCGACTATACTCTTTTCTTGATAGCGCGCTTTACCTGTTCTGGTGTTATAACTTATCGGCGTTGCTACTTTATCAATAATTGCTATTCCTTTATGCTTATACACTCGATTAACGTTTCCTATTACTGTTTCAAACCACTTACCACGATTGGCTTGTTTTCTATTCAATTAATCAACTCCTATACCTCAATTTAATAATGCAATAATAGAGATTACTAAACCTACTGCAGAAAATGCTAAAGGTAAAATTTTTGCTATCAGTTTATAATTTTTAGTTTTTAAATAAACAATACCTTTATCTCCGATAACGTACTCTACAATATCGATATTCTTTTCATCAACATGGTATGGCGTTCTAATTATGTGATTAAATATATATTTTTCAGAAAGTAGATAATTAAGAGTTTGATTTAAATGAATAAATGAGTTGTCAGGTAATAATTCTTTTAATTCATCGAAATCTGCCTTGGCAGTTTCTTTACCTTTATTATCTGATGACTTATAATTCTTTTCTTTTTTATATAAATATTTCAAAATATTCTTCGCATTTTTACTTAACATTTCATAACCTCTTTTTTATTTTTAATTATACTATATCGCTTCATTCTTTAACTCCCATAATTATTAAAGTTATGAATATAACTACAAATATTATTAGTCCGATAATCATAATAAAATCCCTATTAATATACCGATAATTACACCAGTAAGCGTCCCGATTATCAGTGATTTACAAACAAGTTTTTTCATGTACTCATCTGTAGCCTCTTGTTTTTTTCTTTCGTAAAAACTAATTATTTTTACATAACCCTCATGCATATCATCAACGACATTAGTTATGATTTTATCAACTTGTTCCTGAGTGTATGTCTTCATCAGCTACGCCCCATTCCACTGAAAAACGCTTCCGATTCTTTGTATTGATCTGTTTCTTCATAATCGATTGGCGCTTCCATAGTATCGTTCATAAAATAACGTTTTAACATTCCGTCTGATTCATAATCAATCGGTGGGTCTATCATGTCCTGCACACTTGCATATCTTTGGTAATGTTTCGTATATGCGTAAAGTCCGATTAGCGATATTAGTAATGTTAATAAATATATTTTCATTGTTTAGTCTCCAGTTCTTCAAAAGCATTTAGTAATATCATTTCTTCTACTTCGCTATCTACATCTGTTTCTACATTGGTTAAAGTTATAAATGTTATATATATTCCATTAGTGTCATATTGTCTTGTCATGCCACTTTTAATAAATATTTGATCAGTACCTTTTAATCTGTAATTTTGAGTTGGTGTGATTTTCATTGGTTAATCCTCCTTACTTAATTGATGTAACATTTTAGGTTTTTGCTCTTTACCTCTATAAATTTTGTAACAAGCTTTAGGTATTTCATAGTATTTATGGTCATCATAAAATACTGGGACACCATTTTTTATACACATATTATCTTCGGGATATAAACACACGATATATTCTGCTTCTTTCCGCATATCGTGGTTAGGATTACCTGATGGGAAGTGTTCAATAAACTCTATATAAGAACCATTCTCTAGTGTAATATCAAGCTTATCTATATTATATGAATGTGCTACCAACTCATCTTGGCCGGAATCTCCATAATAAATATTAATAGATTTCATTGCTTAGTCCCTCCATAACTTCTCAATATATTCATATGGTAATTTCAAATCGAACAATATAATGATTAATAAAATAATTAATATCCATAAAGTATTAACAATGATTGCTCTCATGTGATTAGTCCTCATTTTAATAAATCAAACACTGTCTTAATAAAGGCTATATACATTGCTATAAACAACACTGTAAATAGAGTGTGTTCTGTTAAATTTGTAATTATGTTAGCTTGCCAACGTTTTAGCCTATTCATTTCTTCAACACCTCTTTCACTCTTTCTAAAATATCTGGGTGACTTTCGCCACCCTTAATATCCACTTGATCCGAATCCGTTTGTTCCTCTTTCACTTTCACTCTCAAATTCCTCCACTACATTTACTTCTGGTGTAACGATTGGTACGATAACCAACTGTGCTATTTTGTCCCCTTTGTTGATTTTGTAAGTTTTACCTATTTCATAATCAACTTCTGGATTATTTAATAAATTGTCTCCAATATCATATAAAGGTTTCGAATATACAACTTCATAATTCCCTCTATCTATATATTGCTCATCATTCTTAATATTCACTTTCATATGTCCGTTATATCCTGCGTCTATTTTGCCTGTTTCAACGACTAAATCCGTTTTACTACTTACACCACTTCTGCTAGTCAATAGCCCTACATAGCCCTCTGGAATGTCAACTGCTATGTCTGTAGCAAGTATTATCTTCTCTTGTGGTTCAATCACAACTGTTTCTGCTGCATATATATCTAATCCTGCACTCACACCATATGCTCTAGTTGGTGTTGTTGCGTTGTCTGATAGTAATTTGATGTTTAATGATTCCATACCTAAAATAATGTGATTAAATCTTGATTCATTCGTACCGTATCCATCTTTTGCATATATTTTTTTCATGTTATTTGTCCTCCAAAATATCTCCATTTTTTTCAATACATTCTGTTTCACTCATGTTCAAGAAATCGTATATATGTTTATCGTGTATTACTTTGATTTGGTCGTAGGCTTTAGCTTTAGCGTAGACTTCTTTGAGTTCTTCATATTCCTTTTCAAGTTGAATAACTTCTACATAATCATCTAATTCTAAGTTCAATAATCTATTTTTAAGACTCTCCTCATATTTATACGTCATTACTCACTCACGCTCCCTGTTCATGTCATCAAGTAAATTGCTAAATTCATGTGTGCCGTCTAGTTGGTCCATTTGTAATAATGTTTGTCTTGTTACATTTAATGATATACTTTGTCTTTCAAGTTGATGCACTTTATAAGCATCATTTAATAAAATGAAGTATCGTATCTTTTCTTCCTTCAACGTCTGCCACACCTCTTTATATCCTCTATCCTTCATTAGTATCAGCCTCCAATTCATCGATAACAGCAATCATGCTATCATGTACTTCCTGTATATACTTTTCTATACTTACATCAACATATAAATCCCTTAAATCATGAGCTTCACTTTTTAAATACTTTATAACTTGTAATTTTTGTTCTTTGGTAGCCATGTTAATTCCCCTCCATATCATCAATAAAATGTACTAAATTGAAATATCTATGTTCACTTGGATTGGCTACTGCTTTGTGTCTGATATGGTTAACAAGAGTTTTATATTTTTTTCTTTCTTCCTGTACTTGCAGTTTTAGTGCTTCGTTCTCTTGTTCTAGCATTTGATTACCTAAAAAATGTTCGAATTTTTGATTTCTTTGATAATCAACATCTTTGATAAGTGAGTCCCTTTCTAACTTAAACTGATCACGCTCACGTTCTAACTCTGCAATTGATTGTGGTGTGTGCTTTATTGTTGGCATACTGTTTCCTCCTAAAATAGCTTTAATTGTTGACCCTCTACTAAATCTTTAACTTTTGGTTCACTATTAAAGAACTCGTGCATTTCTTCTTCTGAATCAAACACACATAAATGCATGTCCCATTCAGATACTTCAATGGTTTCAACCTGCCCGTTTTCAAATACAAGAACATAAATATAATTAGTGTTACCACCACGATTATAGTTTTTAACTGCTCTATCCATTTCTTTATCTGTGCAATACTTGAATCTTTTCATGTTGAGTAACTTCCTCCTCAATGACTTTTAATACTTCTTCGAATATCGCTTCTAACACTTGTACGACAATACTATTACCAGCTTGTTTATAGAGCGTTCCATTTGTTGTATTGTTTCTAGTTGGATGCTCGTTTGCTACTTTGTAATAGTCTTCATCTTCAAAGCCCATTAAACGCCAACACTCTAATTCAGTAAGCAATCTATATTGTTCGTTTCCGATTGGTACAATCCCACTATTAGGACATCTATTTTGTTTAGTTGTAATCGTCCAACAGTATTCTTCAATTGGTTTCAGTCCACCACCAAAGCCATTACGTTTGTTAATAGCTTTTAACATCGAGGGCGATTTGATTGTGTATTTATCATCAACATTTCTTTCTAATAAATCGTCTATATTTTTCATTGGTCTACCTTTCAATGTTGAGAAATCGAACCAATGACCATTTAACATACTTATTACAAATACGCGTTCTCGTTTTTGAGGTATACCAAATTCACGACTATCTAAAACTTCGTAATTGCTGGTATATCCTAGTCTTTCCATTTCTACAAAATACTTTTTAAAGTTATGGATCATATCTTTTGCTAATACACCTTTGACGTTTTCCCAAATAACAACTTTAGGTTTCCAATCACCCATGTTTTCAATAATTCGAATGGTTTCCCACATAAGTGATGAACGTGTTTTATCTTCGTCATTTCCACCTAATCTTGTTCCAGCACGACTGTAATCTTGGCATGGACTCCCATGAACTAAAATGTCGGGTTTAAGATTCCAACCAACTACTGATTGAGGTTGGTGAATGTGTTCATATAAAGCGTTGTACGTTCTTACTGACTTTTCATCTATTTCTACATAGTCTATTGCTTTGTGTGGATATCCTAGATTTAATAGCGCCTTTCTCGGCGCACCTATTCCACCTAACCAAACAACTCAAGTATTTTTACATGGTTGTTCATTTGGCATCACTCCTTATATATCAAAAATACTTAATTGATCGTTCAATTCTTGCTCTAATTTCAAATCATGTGTTGCTTTAAAATTTGCTAATTCACTATCAGTAAACTTGTACTCTTGCCTAACGAATGGCGTTTGTGGCATACCTAGTAATGTATTACTATCCTCACCAGGTATCACAGTGAACATTTTCCGACCGTCTGAATTGTATAAGTTGTATTTATTGAGGAATGGCATCTATTTACACCTCGATATGACGTTTGATAGGCACTATACGACCGTCAACTAATTCAGCGTGTCTAATATTTGATTCTTTATAGTTATATACATGCGCTTTTTTTATATCTTTAGTGAATTTAAAGTGATTATTTGAGCCAACTTCCTCAACGTACAAACCTTTTTTCACTTCGACGATGTAATGATTGTCTAATTCGACTTTGTTTTCACTTTCGATATACTGTACTTCTGGTGGTTCTGTATCTTCTTGTTCTAACTGGTTGAATAATCGTTTGCCTAATTTACTTAACTTTTTTATTTGTTGTTCTTCCGATAATTTTATAAGAGGTCTATAGTAATCTAGTTTGTTAATGCCAAAATCTTCATCTGTTTCTTTGGATATTCCTATATCGTCGTAATGGCTATCGCTACAATCAATCAAGTCAAAAATGTTATCACCTACATCTTTCAACGTTGCATAGAAATCGACTTTTTCACCATCTAATCTCAACACATGCACTCTATCTCCTGCTTTAAATTCCATCTTTATCCCTCCACATCAATTAGTTTTTCTTGTAACTTCACAATATTTAATCCAACTTTTGTAAGTTCAGAATCTTTGTATATCAGTTTTTGTCTGTTTAGTTTTAGTAATTCTGACCTTTTAACTAATACTAAATTGTCTAAATCAAAGTTACGTTTATTACCGTCTGCAAAAATAACGGCATGTTTATCTGGTTTAGATCCGTTAGCTTTTTCCCAAACTAATTCATGTTTAGGTCGCCACATTTCATTTCGAATACCTGTATCTTTGACTTTCACAAGAATATAACCATCTTTATTTTCTAAAACACTGCCAATCGGTCTTGTATTTGTAGGTTTATTACCTTTTTTAAACCAACCTTTTTCACTGCCTGGTACGTGTAATCCTTTCTTGCCTTTGTTCCAAGATACGTGACCATTTTGAAATCTTCCGTTTAATCCATTGCTCAACTTACTTCGTTTACAGAAAGCATGGATAGTTCTATCAGTTTTATTAGTCCCGAATTTTTGATTAAACATTGTAGCAAGTTCCTTATATGGCGTACCTTTGATGTTGTCTTTTAAAAACTGTAAATGTTCTTCTGTATAGAACCTAGCCATTTTTACCACCGTCCAGCATTTTAGGTAAATCTTGATTATTGAATCTGTCATCCATGAACTTTTGACTTTCTAGCACTAAACTACCGTTATCAATAATATTTTTAGCAATGCCCATTATTGCTTTCGATCTATTGATTTCTTCATGTAATTGCTCACCTTTTACGTCTTCATCACCTAAACGCTCCAACTGTTCGAATAAATGGTTATTTAAATCTCCTAATGTATTTCTCATATCCTTTTCCTCCTATAAATCAAATATGCTTAGTTGCTTTTTAATTGTTTTATCTTCTCTATGTTCAATTTGGTACTTTTTATTAATGAATCCTTTGAATTTCAGTAAATTTCCTTTTTCATCAGCTATTCTGTAAATATCTACGACATCAACGTCAACACGCCATTCGGTAATATTCCCTACACCATCTTTACCAACTTCGTAGCTTGAATTGTCGTCATGAATTTTGGTGATCATTTCGACCAGCTCCCACAACAATCCTCAAATAATTGTTGAGCATAATCTCCAAACTCTGTCTTTTGAGGTACTGTAAATAAATATGGTTTCTTAATTTTTAGTAGTTCTTGCTTTTTTAGTTCTTTGCGATTGCTTTCTTCTTCGATTTTTTTCTGCTTTCTTAATTTTTCTTTCTCATATTGTTCTCGTTTTGTTTTATTCCACGTTTCGCCTTGTGGCATCGAAATCGCAACTTCTCTAGGAACTCCATTTTTTATTCTTGAATTAACTTGTTTTCTAGTTAAGTTATTTCTTTCCATAATTTCTAATTCGATTTCTGTATATGGTTTTCTTTCTCTAACTGGTGTTGATTTCGCTTGTGAAACCGTCCAGCCTTTGTGTAATCGTTGATGAAATACTGAATCACTTATTCCTTTTTCTCTCGCATCCATCAAATCACTTTTTGTATATCTAGAAACACGCTCAATCTTTGGTGTGTACATAACCATTAATCCCACTCCTAATCCCTTTAAATTTGGTCGTTTAATTTATTCAAGTTCTTTCTGTTTGTTACCAGCCTTTGCTTTTCAACTGACATTGTTACTCTGATTTCATTTTCAGTAGTCATGCCGATGTATAGAATAAATCCAAATACGTCGTTTCTTCTTAAAAACCACTGCAAAGCATCTGTATCACTTATATAATGACCAGATAATTTAATACTTTTTAGAAACGTCTGAAATTGGTCAATTAACGGACGTTTTAATTTGTAATTTTGCTTAACTGCATCTGACAGTTTAAATAATGTTGTTGATGTCATTTCGCACCTCATCGAATAAAGGATATGTTCTAAAATCTAGTCGAACGGTAAATCAGATTCGTCGTATGAATTATTTCCATTCGAGAACGGATTATTGTGTTGGTCGTAATTCGTTTTATTTTGCCCTTTTTCAGCGTTTTGTTTGTTTTGGGTATTGTTGCCACTGTTTTGATAACTTGAGCCATTCTGATATGAATTTGAGCTATTTTGACTATCTTTAGGTTCTAAGAACTGAACGCTATCGCAAATCACTTCAGTAACGAATACTTTTTGTCCTTCTTTGTTTTCATAACTTCTACTTTGTAGCCTACCGTCAATACCTGTTAACTTTCCTTTTGATAAATATTGATTAACATTCTCGGCTTGTTTCTTGAATACAACGCAGTTGATATAATCTGCTTCTCTTTCACCCTGTGCGTTTGTAAACGTTCTGTTTATTGCTAATGTGAAACTAGCAAATTGCATACCACTTTGTGTAACTTTGAAATCTGGATCGCGTACTAATCTTCCTACACCTATAAATCGATTGATCATATTGTTATTTCCTCCAATGGTTTATTTACTATTATTGCTGGCGTTGTTTCTCTTTTGTGAATCTGCCTTGCCAATTCTTGCTTAATAGTTGATTGGTCAAAGTTACACATACTCATAAATTTTTGAGCATATACTTCACTACAATTTAACCGACTGATAATTGTTTTAATTGTTATCATGTTAGATTCCTAAATCCCTTCATTCGATGGTCGTCGCCTTCTAGTGTTATGCCAGTAGTATTAGACATTAACCGACTAAATAATCTTTGTTGGTCTTTTGTCTTCGTTAATTCCTTTAGAGATAAATTTGTTGTGATTATGTTATGTTTTCCAACTCTACTTTCAGCAATTTGAAATAGTTTTGACATTCCATAATCAGTTACATTCATACCAAAGTCATCAAACACCATTAAATCGACCTGACCTATCGCTTTTTCTAATTCCGATTCTGTAAATTGACTATCTTTATCAAAGGTGGATCTAAACTTAGAAATTAATTCAGTTAAATTAATGAATAACACTGAATAATTCTTATCTTTTACTTCTTTCAGAACTGACATTGCTAAATGTGATTTACCTAGTCCAAATGAACCTTGTAATAAAAGTGATTGTTTATTGTCTTGATTAAATGAACTAGCATATCTTTCGCAAATCACTTTTGCTTTTGCTTGATTCTCATTTTCTGGAATATATGTTTCAAATGATGCGTTTTTGGTTTCTTCATTTTCACTAGAAAAACTTAAAATTTTATTTATTTCTTTTTGATTTTGACGTTGTTTAAAGTTTTTAGTCATTTCTTTACCTTGCTCAATCATCTTGCAGTCACAACCTAGTCTGTACGAATAACCACTTTTAAATTGGTATTCCTCATAATCTCGACCACATTTATCGCACTTACCTTCACTAATTAATTTAGGCTGTGTTTTTTGTTCTAACTTATTTGCCAGTTTTGGATTGAATAAGCCATTCATCTAATCACCTCAATTATTCATGTATTTAAGATATGGATTATCTTCGTCTGCTACTTCTTCTTGTTTACTACGTTTTTTGTTTCTTGCTGATATATCTTCTACCGTTTTAACTCCATCGTGGTTCCATGATTTCAGTATTGAATTAACATAATTCCAGGTTGATACATTATTGTTTAACGCTTCTTTCATTGCTTCTATAACTATTTCATTACCGTTTTCTTTGAAGTCATCAATCCAACCTCCTATCTGTTCAGAGATATAAGGTTTAAGCATTCCAAAACCATTAGTTTGGTAGAAGTCGAACGGCGACTGCTGCTCACTACTACTGTCACTATTAGTACTATCATTATTAGTTGAATCATTATAAGTGCTATCATTATTAGTAGTGTTCGATTCTCCTACGTAGGTTTTTCCTATGTTGGAATTTCCTACGTTGGATTTACCTACATTGGATAATCGAATGTGGTTTGGGTGTTCAAATACTGAATACTCATATTCTTTTAATCTTCCCTTATCATCACGTTTTCTTGTTCTTCTTATATAGCCGACTTCTTCCAGTTCTTTGATACCACTTTTTAGACTACTAAGCCCGTCGCTAGTATGTTTTACTAATTCTGTTTCATATACTTGCCAATCATCTGGTCGACTAAGTAAATAAAGTAATATTCCTTTAGCTTTCCAACTGATTGTATTGTCGTGTATAAAATTTTTGTGAACAGTTACAAAATTACCCGACTCTTTATAAACTCTAAATATTGCCATTTGAATTCTCCTTTCTTAAAACCTTTTCTATCTCTAAAGAAATATGAATAGATTCAACATCTGAAATGTTTTCATTTTCAAATTCACGTTTTAATAATTTAGTAGTTACGCCTAGTTGTTTAATAAACATTCTTCTTTGATGAAACTTTTCTAAATTAGATTCTCTTGTTATTAATTCACCCATACTGATGTTGAAGTAATCGCATAGTTTCTCGATAGTTGAAAACTTAATGCTTTGAGCTTCGTCTTTTAAAATTGCTAATAATGTTGGTTTTGATATACCTGTAGCAATAGATATATCAGTTTGTGTCACGCCTTTTTCTTCCATTAATTCTTTCAACCTGCAATGAATCATATTAACGCTCCTTTCTTATAAATATTTGAAGTCAAAAAGTTGGTCTACAGTAACGTTTAAAGCTTTTGTTATTTTGTCCAACGTTTCGAATTTAACCATTTTTGATTGACCTTTTATTAACGGCGTTAATGTACTTCTTGCGATACCAGTATCTTTAGATAAATCGGTTATATTTTTTTTGGTTTTCACCATATATATTTTGATATTTGTTGATAAAACTTCGTTTGAGTCCATTACTATTCTCCTTTCTTAAAATACATATACTGGTCTTCCTGTTACTTTTTGAATTGATTTTTTAAATAGTTCTTCGTCTGAATTGCTATCTGATAAATGGATCAAGTACGTTTCTTTCAATATCGATAAATCACAATCTTTAATAAAATCAATTACGTTTTCTAAACTGAAATGACTTTTTCTGATTCTCTTTTTTAACGAATGATTCAATACACCTGTTTCAACATTTCTATTCAATATTTCAATGCTGTTATTACATTCAATTAATAGGTGTGTAAGTCCTGTAAACTTATACTTGATGTAATAGGTATCAGTCGCAAACAGTAGCTTGTCGCCACTGTCTGACTGAATGAGATACCCTAATGGTTGTCCTGTATCGTGCTGCACATCAAATGGTAATATCGTAAAAGTACCAATTCTAAAATGTTCTAATGGTTGAATACCTTTTAATCTGAAGTTGTTATAACGCTTGTCTGTTTCAATAAGTTCTTCTCTTTCTATTTCTCCGATATAACAATTAATGCCGTAGTTCATCACTTCTTTTAATCCTTTGATATGATCCATGTGCCTATGACTGATTAAACATGCTGATATGTTTTTTAATTGATAATTCAATGCTTGTTGTATCTTTTTGAAGTTAAAGCCACATTCTAGAAGTAATTCAGTATGTCCGTCTGTAATGTGGTAGCAGTTCCCATTAGAACCACTACCTATACAATTAATTTTCATTACCGAATAATCCTTCATCGAATATTGATTGCTTAGTTTGTTTAGGCTCTTTTACTTCTTCAAATTGAGCAGATTCAACTTCAACTTTTTCTTTCTCTATTGGTTTTTCTACTTTTTGAGGTTCTTCTTTCGGAATATCTATAGCAGTTTTATTAGCATTTTGATTAATTTCTTGTTGTACATCATCATTCACATTGATTGGGTGATTACTTTCTTCTTCTGTATACATAGCACCTAGATTCTCTGGGAATGCTTCACGTAACGCATTTACAATAGCTGTTTTTCTAATCATTGTGAGTGGCATTTGTTTCCATGTAGATTGTTTCTTGTCGTATTCTTCTACCGATACTTTTGATACAACTGGGATATCTCTATCAGCTCTGTAAACTTTTGCCCAACCACCGATTAAAATATCGTTTTTAAGTTTTACTGCACCTTCTATTTCGTGTAATTCGTTGTTTCTTTCTACAATAATGCCTGCTTCAATACCTTTGTATTTAGCGTTTGATTCAGCACGTTTCATGAACGCTTCTTTACCTACTATGATTTGAGCATCTCCACCAAATTTCACAAGGTAGGCTTCATTTAAGAACGGGTTTAATTTTTGATATTTACAAAGTGATAAGAACATCATAATTTCTTGATCGTTCACTTCTTTGTTACCTCTAACTAAATATTTTTTAATTATGCCTGGAGATAGTTTCACCGTTTCTCCATTAACCTCATAAGTTGTACTCATTTTTTCTGCTACTTGATTTTGATTTGTCATTTTAAATTCCTCCATTTTTTTATTAAATTACTTGTACTGTTAATTCTTTGTCTTCTTTACTAACTTCTAGTTGAATCTGTTGTGATGTTGTTTTATGAACATCTGTAACCGATTCAGCATTATCTATCATGATTGGTGCATAGAAATCATAGTGTTTAGATAAAGCGTTGATGATGTCTAAACCTACATTGATTCTTGCTGCGTTATTTAATCCACTATCGTATGGAACACCGTTATGCATAGCGATACAAACATCTTCAACACCTTCGTTGATTAAAACGTTGAATAACTTAAAGTTCGTTATTTCAAACTTGTCATTAATTGAACTTTCCATAAGATTTACTTTCTGTTTCGTAAATTCTTCTGTTAAGAATGTTGCATGTTCTAATTCGTTGTATTCTTGCGCTAGTTGTTCTTGTTTACTTTCTAATTCGTTAATACGATCAGTTGCACGTTTATTTACATTGATATCATCTAGTTTTTGTTTAATATCTTCTTGTTGATTAATTAAAGGTTCTTTTTTGTTCTTAATAAGGCTTTCAACGTCTTCATTTAAACTTTGGATAGATTGTTCCTTTTGTTCTTTAAGTGCTTGAATTTCACTATCTAATTGCTTGTAATCGTCTGTATCTTCAACTTTTGTGTTATTACTTTCTAAAACTTTGATTTCTTCTTTTAAGCTTTCTAAAGTTTTCTTATCTTCTTCAATTTCTTTTTTGAGTTTTTCAATAGATTCTTCAATTTCATTGTTTTGTTCAGATAGGTAATTAACTCTGTTTCTAATTTCAATACCATCTGATTGAATTCTCTCTAACTTTTGTGACTTATCAACGTTGTAACTTTCTTGCATTTTCTTTATGGCTTGTTCTTGCATATGTGCTGGTATATCTTGGCCACAACAATCACATGCCGTTGCAGTTGAGAACTCTTTTTCTTCATTTACTAACTCTTTATGCATTTTTCCTAAACTCTTAAACTTTTCGTTCTGTTCTTCCAGTTCGCTTTCGTTACTTCGATGTTCAGAATATAGGTTATTTAAATCTCTTTTTTTAACTGCTATCGCTCTTTCGTGTTCTGATTCTTGATTGATCAATGAAGTTAATTTTCTTCTGCTATCACTGTTGTGATTATCTATCAGATACTGAACCTCTAATTGTTTAGACTTGATATTCTTATCAATCTTTCCGACTGATAAACCGTTTTCTATATCTTTGATTTGTTCATCAACTGACTTGATTTCATTGTTTATATCCGTTAATTCTTTATCTAATTTAGTCTTATCGTATTTTTGAATGTCTGGCATATTATGATTAATTTCATCAACTCTTACTGGTATTGCTTTTAAATCTTCATTGATTGCTTTTTTATTTCTCGCTATTCTCATTTTGAAATCATCAAGTGATCCATCACCCAATAACTTTTTAAGTTCTTTTAACTTGTCATCTGATTTAATTACATCTTCGTCCGTTACTTCATCTACTAAACTCATTAGTATTTTTTTGCGTTCATCTTGTTTCAAACTGTTGAACCAAAAAGGATTAGTTGTTAATTTGAATATTTGTTCATCACTGATTATTGAATTAATAAATTCATTGAAGTCTTTTAATTTCTTTGGTGTGAGTTCTTCTTTAGAAGCACCTAATTCGTATACAGTTTCATGTCCTGTAAAACTTGCTTTTGCTTGTCCTCGTTTACGAGTCCATTTTTCTGAATAAGTTTTTTTAATATGATGTTCTTTTCCATCAATATTCAATACTGCATAAACACTATGTTTTAAGTTGTTGATTTCTTCGCCTGCGTTATCTAATGTTTTAATGGCAAACTTGGTAGCACCTTTACTATCTTTATTGAAAAGTAACCAATAGAACGCATCTGCAATTGTTGTCTTACCTGTGTTGTTCTCACCTTTAACCACAATGTCTTTTCCATCTGTGTTTAGTTCAAAGTGTTTAGCGCCTTTAAAGTTATCTAGCACTAATTTAATTAACTTAATTTTCATATCCATATCCTCCTGTGGTATAATAGTTACAAATAATATTTCTTAGTCGGACACCTTTGTTGAGGTGTCTTTTTTTAGTCGAATAAATCATGGTTCCAATTTCTACTGGTCAAGTAGTTGTACAGTCTTTCATTTTCGGTCGTGTTTTCTAACAAGTAATCATTAATCATTGCTACAATGTTTTCTTTTTGCGTTTCATAATCATCAGCTGATGAGAAACAAGCTGAAACTACCGTTCTTTCTGTTTTTTTGCACGTAATTTTCATATCAATATAGTCACCGTAATAACCAATTTCTTTTTCAAACCAAAAACCCTGTAACTGAAAATTACTATTTCGTTTTTCTCCAACTTCTAACATTTAGATCCCTCCTTTAAATATCTTCTTCGCTTTTTAACTCATTAAATAAGTGATCGAACATTTCAAAAAATAATATCGTTACTAGCCAGAACATAAATGAATGTTCTATAGGCGTTACTGAAAAACTAGCTACAATAAAAAATTCAATTACAATTACTAAAGTTAATATTGGGTACTTTAAGATGTTCATTTAACCCCTCCTAGATTCTTCTTTCCATTTTTAATTTCTGTTCATGTGCTTTAACTACATCCCTTGGATTTTGATGAATGTGTTCACAAGTTTTATTTATAAACATCTGCCCTTGAAATAATACGTCCCTACATTCAGACATCGTTTCTAATACGCTTTCTTTCTCTTCTCTATTCATGAATTCGGGTCTTTTACTAAAATCAGCCCTTTTTAGTGACTCTATTGCTTCATACATTTCTACTATTAATTGTTCTTTGATTAATCCTGGGTGGTCGTAATACACACGATCACTGTGTGCTGGTGTTGAAAAGCCATCTGAAAACTCATTTAAGGTATCAGTTACAAATACACCATCATTACTATTTGTTGCTAATGCTTTATATGTGTCTGATGATATGTTTCTTTGACCGTTAACCATCATTGACATATTACTTTTAGTTGTTAGTCCTATATCTGCTAAACGTTGTTGAGTCATTCCTGTTCGTTCTATTTGTCTTCTAATTATGTGTGTCATGTTGTATACCTACTTTCTATAATCTATATTTAAAAATCGCCTGTTTGGTTAACTGTTCTGTCTTTAAAGTTCACATCAAGTGATGTATTATTTAGTTATCATCATTTGGTCGAATAAATGATGTGTTCTAAAATCTCAATTTGGTCGTTGAGTGTAACTGGACTAGGTTTGGTCACCTAGTTCAGTTATTTTTTTATGCAATCTCACTTGATAATTGAGCTTCATATCCTTTTTCTGAAAGAATTTCATGTATTTTTAAACGTCCCTTTTGAGTCCATTTAGTTTGTAACTTAGTATCATTTCTTCCGTCAGTACGAACTATTGAAATAGTATTAGATTTTGTTAATCCTTTATTCATGTGTTCTTTATACAAAATCCATTGATCTCCAACTTTTCTTTGCAATCTTGCTTCGTTTAGTATTTTGTTTAATTTAGTTGCTGATAATCCATAATCGGCTGCTATTTGTGTAACTGTCATTGTTCCATTACTTTTAAGAATTTCATCAACATAATCGGCTTTTGGTTTTAACTCCCCAATTTCTTGTTCAAGCATTAATTTTTCTTGTTGCTCTTCAATCCAACGTTTAGCTCTTTGTACGGGATCTTCAATCATGTAACTATCAGATGAAGTAATTGCAGTCTGTTTGATTTGTTCTTGCATTTGATAAAACGCATCTACATAAGTTGCAGTGAATAAAATTCCTTTCTCTCCAGTCATTTTGTTTGCTACCATGTCGCAACCTTTTTTAGTTAGAAGATAGTGTTTATAAGATTTATTATTACCTTTAGTTTTATAAGTGCTTTCTATGAAATAATTCTGAGAACTCAATTTTGAGTTTTGAGAAATTACACTTTCATAATTCTCAATATCTCTTACTAAATTTGCATGCCGTTTTCCAACCATTTCTGCTATTTCTCTGCTATCTACATATAATTCTTTGTTTTGTTCAATCACTTTTAAATTTGTTGTCATTTGAATGACCTCCTAATTTTTTGTAGATTTATTATTTTGATTTGATACAATTAAATTAATTTATTATGAAAGGTGGTGAAATTTATGAATAATAATGTAAGTACTCAAGCGTTTGACTTTGGATGTGCGTATATTCAAACATTGCCTCATGTTCAAAATCGTGATGAGTTTGGAACAAATGAAGAATATACAGATTATTTGAATCATCGTAGAGAAATTTATTTCAATGAATATTTGGATGCAACATCATATGCTCATGAACAATTCAAGAATTTACAAACAAAAAACGATGATGTTCAAGATTAAGTTTGAGAATTTCGATATTTAGTTAGTGCATCACCACTTATTGATACATCGCTTGTTTTGATGTGAATTTTTGATTTTCTAGCACTTCTAATCTCCTCCGCCAAGACGATGATTAGGAGTGTTATTTTGATTAGTTGTAGATAATTCATTTGTATTTCCTCCTTATAAAAACTTTTTATGTTTACTTCTTAAAAATTCTTCAAACACTCTTATATTTACTAATAAAATATTTTGAGCAACTGCTATTGATATTCTATTTCTGTATTTTTCATCTTCCTCAGCTTCTTGAAGATATTTATTTACTGTAGATCTTGATAAATCAAATAATTCACAAGCTCTTGTTGCTTTAATATAGATAGGCTCAATGAAAATTTCTTCATCTAATATCGTATTCTGCTTACTAGGTAAAACCGTTACTGAATTACGTTTCTCTTTTATCATTAGATATCCTCCTTTTTCTTTTGTTGACGTCCTATTACAACGTTTAGTCTTGGCAATGACTATTAAATGTATTTAAGCGTGGCTCATATCTTCGCTCACTCTCGCTCTTAAACGCTCTAGTAGGACGCCAACATGTTCGTTTTAAGTTCTGTCTTACTTAATTACTTTCAAATTTGTATTATTAGATTGAAAGGTGGTGATACTTTGAATATCGATAAATTTATTGATGATAATTGGCAAGAATATAGTGATGACTTAGAAAATCTATTTATAAAATTTGCTAAACTTAGACCATTAAATAAAACTGAAAAATATTTAATGGAAGAATTCATGAAAACTAATTCTAAAATTCAATTATCTTTAGTATCAAAATTTTTAGATGAGCGTTCAAAATGATTAGTCGTTTTGAAATATAATTCAAAAGCATTTTCGTAATCTTTGAATTCTAACCACCACTGTTTCAAAAATTGATACGTATAAGTTATAAGCACTATATTTAGAGTTATTAGATGTAGTGCTTTAAACTTCTTAATACTTATTTCGTATTGATAGTGATTAAATAATTTAAATTTCTTCATTGCACCCTCTCCTTCCGTGAACTGACTGGTCTATCATGTTCACTGATTAATAGATATAATTAGTTTGTGTTAGTCGAATAAATCATATGGTCTGTATGATTTATAATTGATATAATTCGTTTACACCTTTTAGCAAAGGAGGTGTAAAACATGTCTAAACTTGAATATAAAAAATTTAATGCTCTATTCGCTGAACGTGATGCAAGATATCAAGAGATTTTTGATGAAGAGACTGGAAAATCAGATGAAAGTAATCCTCTCAATTCTTTAAAAATTCAATTACTTGCTTATCAAAAATCTAATGATGAATTCATCGAGAAATTACTTAGAGAAATGCATCAATTACATTAATTTTTAGCGTTTCATAAAATTTCGACCCATTTCCACTGCTTTTTTATATTGAATTTCTTGATATTCTTTTATCATTTTTTCGAAGCTTGATTTTTGTTCAAGTTTATAAATCTTCCATATTACAACGGCAATTGTGATGTGGGAGATTACTTTAAAAACCTTTTCCATATTTGACCCTCCTTAATTTTGTTGGTCGAATAAATCAAGTGTTCTAATTGCAAACTTGTGTCGATTTGTCACTATTGTTAGTAAAAAAAATTACCCATTCAACATTTATTGCTTTAGCTATCTTTTTAGCTGACGTTACACTAGGGTTTCTAGTACCATTCTCTATCATAGTGATATATGATCTATGCAATCCAGTAATGTTTGCTAAGTCTTGCTGTGTCATACCAAGTTCTTTTCGACGGTCTAATAACCATTTGTTATTCATTGTTAGCACCTCCTTGTGACGTTTCGTTACATTCATTATAGTCACGTTTTGTCACAAAGTCAATACTATTGTTGCGGAAAATTACATTTACTACAAAGTGACAATGAGTTACATTAATATTAGAGGTGCATTCATATGCTAAATAAAAATTTAAAGAAATATAGAAACTTAAAAAAATTATCTCAAGAAGACATAGCGAAAAAATTAGATATTTCTCGTCCAGCGTATACTGGATATGAAACCGGAAGAAGAAAACCTTCTTTAGATATGTTATATAAAATTGCAGATATCTTAGACGTTTCAATCGATGATTTAAGTGGTGTTAAGAAAGAAAGTACTAACCTGCTTGAAGATGCTGAAGTGTTAATGTTCTCTGATAAAGAAGGTTGGGACAATTTGTCTGATGAAAGTAAAAAAGAAATTATGAAAGAAATATCTGATTTAACTGATTACTATATAGAAAAAGATATGAGAGCTAAAGGCGATAAGTAAAATAAAAATATAACATTGAGGTGTATATGTAATGAAAATTCCTAATAGCGATTTTGAAATAAGACCATCTTTATCAAGCTTTAATTTTTATATAAGTCAAACAGGTATGAAAGAAGATAATCCTTTAAAAGACTTTAACCGTTTAAAAAATGGCTCAGAATTAGGTATAAGATTTACATTAAGCGGACTAAATGAATTGGACATTCCAGGTGAGAAAAATGATATTTTAGTTAATATTATTTCTTATGACAAAGTTGGACAAGTAGGTAATTCTGTTAATAATATCTGGACAATCAATATAGAAGCTTCAGAAATGAAAGAATCATACAAAGACTTTCAATTTACCTTATATAAAGTATATACGGATATCGCAATGGAAGACATTAGAACTTATGATATGACTCACACTTTTAGAATGTTGAAAATCTTTGTTACCGATACAAAATTTAATGTTGAACTTCTCTCAGAAGAAGATCTATCATCTATTATGACTGAAACTCATTTAAATGAATTACTTTGTACAAAAATTCCTATGATTCCTAAAAGCAAGGAGGTATAGATATGGGTGAAGTAATAGATTATGAAACTTCTTTAATGAAAAGGAATTTAAAAGGAAAACTTTTATCTCCTCATGTTAAAATAATAGATAATAACACTAATGTATATGGAGGAGATAGTATGAGTGAACATATTAAACGCGAAGAATATGAACAATTTAGAAATCACTTAGATAATAAATTAGACAGAGTATTTGATAAAATGGATGAAAATAGAAAAGAAATCAAAGAAGATATTAGACATCAAAATACGATAACCATTGCAATAATTAGTTTAGTTATTACCATAGTCGGAATAATTGTACCATTACTTTTACATTGATATTCAGGTAGCACAACCACTATCTGAATATATTTTTTACACTAATTTTAGATTGTACTTGATTAATAAACAAGTTTGACAAAAAAGAGCAAAATAATAGTTGTTTGAATTATAATGGGATAAACACATATGCTGAACTTTGTGGAAACACAAAGAAGCCACCGATAAAAAACGGTGGCGATAACACAATTGAGCAACGGAACTGCTACAAATGTATCTGAAATTTTAGGTAAACCAATTGCATCGTCTGGTTCTTATAAAACATTAAGAGCTATTAGAGAAGGGAATGGTTCGACTATCAAGAATCTAACATCTTTAGGAAGTACATTCTCTCGTGCAACAGTACCAACGTCAAGCCTAGGAATTACAGCTACTAGACCGTTTACAGGTAATTAATTGCCCTACTATATAGTAATATATAGTAAGTATCGGGTGAATTCAAAGAAAACCTAAGTCTAATTTTTAGATATGGCAACTTTGAGCTAAGCTAACAAACTCAATAGAAGTAGTTAGAAAGTGCAACGCATAGTCTTTGAGTATGAGAACAATAATATGACCACGAGCGCCCGATATCCCATTTATTATAACAATAATTGATTAAAATATAAAATTTATACAAGGAGATGCATAAATGAAAAAACTATTAATAACTATCCTATCAGTTGCTTTGCTGTTAGGTGCATGTGGTCAAAAAGAAGAAAGTTCAACTAAAGAAGATACTAAGGATACAAAGAAAGAAATTGAAAAAAAAGAACCTAAGAAAAAAGAAACTACTAAGAAATCAGAACCTAAAACCGAAGAACAGTCTACTCAAGAAACTACTTCTATTGAACAACCGACCGAAGAAGTAAACACTACAGAACAAACTACACAAGAACAAACACCAACAAAAGACGAAATGGCTCAAAAGTTTAAAAATGGGGAGAATGTTAACGGTCAAGTAGATGCAGAAGGAAACACTTATGTTCAAGCTCCAGGTGGTGGCGATGCAATGGGATACTATAAACCAGATGGTTCATTCTGTACCGTAGGTGGTTGTGTAAGCCCTGAAGCACAAGAAAGAATGGATAGAGAAATGGAAGAATCAGAAGACACATTTGATTATGAAAATAACGGCGTTTATAGAACACCTAGTGAACAAGTAGCGCATGAAAATTGGGTTAATGGCCAAGATGAATGGAATAACGCTTCTGAAGCTGAAAAAGAAAATATAAGAAGAAGAGATGCAGAACAATACGGATATGAATATGATCCTAGTGACTATGAATAATTTTTAAAATTTAGCTGACCACTAAATATACTGGTCGGCTTTTCTTACAACCTTAAACCGAACATACGTTCTTAAAATAGGAGGAAATAAACATGAATACGAACACTTTAATTGAAATACCAGAAAGATACAAACAATTTAGAATTGGAATATCAAAATTTGCTACTTCAAGAGATAACAAAAGAATAGAAAATAATGATCAAGCTATCGTTGTTTACTTTGATGACACAGACAACATTGAACCTTTACTATTCGATAAAGATATTGTAGTTATTAATGATGAAATGAATGGAACACCTTTTAATCAGTTTGTTGCTGAAATTAACTTTACTGAATCAGATAAATTTGAAATCAAAAAACTATCGAACTATGTATCTGTTGATAATACAATCCATCCTATCGATGATATTAATAATATTAATATCATAGGCAAAGTTATTAAATTAATTAGATCATTTGATTAGATTTGGAGGATGTTTTATGAGAGTCGAAGAAGTTGTTAACGAAATAACAGCATATACAATTTTAGATAAAAATGATTTGAATATTGATTATATAAGTAGCATATATAACATTATAGTAGTCTATAACTCGCCTACTACATTATATGCAAAGATTAGGAATAGAGATGTGATATGTGTTAGAAGTGATAGTTCAGAAAATATGTGGCGCGAATTTTGTCATGAGTTCGCTCATTTCTATATGCACTTAGGAAATCAGACAAAAATGAAAGGTTTATTTAACTACAAGCAAGAAGCTGAAGCCGAAAAGTTCTCGTTATTATTAAGGATGCCTGAACGATTAATCGTAACGCATAATTTATGGACTGTAGAATTAATTATGGGCTACTTTAGAGTATCTTTTGAAGATGCTTATCAACGCTTAGAGTTATTGATGAACAGAAGCAAAACACACCGTTTAGTCGGCGTTAAATTGATTTAGGAGGGCTATCAATGTGGATAGAAGAACACAAATCCAGTAATAAAAAAGTAAAATATAGATTTTATGAAAAATATAAAGATAGTATGACTGGTAAAAAGAAAAGAGTCAGTGTACTTATGAATTCTAAAACTAAACAATCAAGAAAAGAAGCACAACGTATACTAGATGAAAAAATCAAAAAAATAGAAAGCAGTAGTCAGATTGAAGGATTCAATACATTAACTTTCAAAACAGCCTACAATATGTGGGAACAACATTATAAAGTGAATACCAAAAATAAAGAAACTACTATAAAAACTTATTTAACTAAGGGGAAAATATTATATAAAATATTAGATTTTGATGTACTAATTTCTAAACTTAATCTACCCTATCTACAAAATTGTTTTAATAAATTAAGTGACTATCAATACTCAAATCAGACTAATAGAGATGTTTTAAGTATATTCAAAAAAGTAATGACCTATATTAAAGTAAACTATGGCGTTTCATTCCCTTATCTGAATGATTTAAGTGTACCAATTAAAGCTTTAACATTTGATGAAATTAAATCTAAGAAAAATAATTATTTAGAGCAAGATCAATTAAAACAAATTCTTGATGAACTTTATGTAATGAAAATTACTGCTAATAATATTGATAACAGACGTCATTATTTTTTCATGTATTCTATTGTGGAATTTTTGTCTTTAAATGGAATGAGAATAGGAGAATTGTTAGCAATTGAAGAAGAAAATATAGATTTAAAAAATAAAAAACTTACAATTGATGGCACCATACAACGTAAAGCAAACTCAAAAGGGCAGTATGGGGTAAAAGATACTACTAAAAACCTCAACAGTTATAGAACGATTGATCTGACTAATCGCAGCTGTGAAATTTTAAAAGCTTGTATGTTAGAAAATAAAAAGGCTACCCAATGGGATAGTAGATATATTAATAGAAACTTTGTTTTTACAAACTATAGAGGTAATCCAATATATTTTAATAGAGTTAACGAAGCTCTTGAAAAAGCTAGAATTAATCTTAAAATAAAAAAGAAAATAACTACGCATACCCTTAGACACACTCATATTTCATTACTGACTCAAATGGGCATATCAATAAAAGCAATTATGGATAGAGTTGGTCATAGTGATTATAGAACTACCTTAGGGGTTTACACTCACGTTACTAATCAGATGAAAAATGAGCTGATAAATAAACTTGAGGACATAGATAAAAAAGATATATTATAA